CGAATTCTCTAGCAACTATAGTCTTTGTCTTATCATCAACTAACTGTGCAATTGCTTGTAGTTCTTGACGCCGTTTCATATTCTGAGTGATGATTGTTGGCCCATTTATTAACTTGAATACTGGTACTTGATCTATTTTGTTTTCAAAACACAGTGCTTCTATAATTGTATTAGTTATTTCTCTAATTGTATGAGATGCATTTTCATAAAGATTGTTGACATTACTTTCAGAATTATTCTGTTGGACAAGTATCTCAGTTGCCGTTTGAGAATTCATTGCAGGATTTATTCCGCCTACAGGAATTCCTATAACCTGAGACATTAGATTATTGCAAGTATCAATCGTGCTCATTAGATCTTGCGTCTGATATGATTCAACGATAGCAGTTGGGGCTGTATCTCCATTATAGAGACATACTAGACTTTCCTTTGTCTGAAGTTTCTTATAGTATTCTTCTAGTCCATCAATAGCTTTAGCTGGCATCATGAAGTTAGCTTTTGGACTACGATTCATTCTTTCTAGTAATGTAGAGTATCCTAAGTTCAATCCTAACTGAAGATCTTTAGTAAGATCTACTATTCCAGAATAATCTACTTTACGATTGCGAATTACTTCGTTAAAACAGCATCTGAAAATAGGAATTCTGGAAATGGGAAGTTCAATTTTATCAGATATTATCTTATCTCCACATAATTTATAAAAGTCAACTGTGTTATTTTCATTCTTTTTATAGTATGATATGACAGCAATTGCATCTGTAGGTCTTTCCCATTGAGTTCCAAAGTTATCTAAGAAGCATGATCCTTTACTATCACAGATGTCATTACCGTAGAGCCGTCTTGCTTTGCTTGTTGATATGAAGTTAACTATTGCACCAGCTTCAGAATCGTTTAATGACATATCAGTAGCAAATGGATCAACAGCAACTTGAGATACATCACGTACTATTTCTGGAACAATTTTACCATTAACTATAGAAAGTACTATGTAGCCAACGCCAGTAATAGCAGCAGATCTTATCATTGCTAAATTATTAGTCTTATAATCAAACTTGTTCTCATATTCATCGATAGAATCTTGTATGACTTTATATACGCCATCAGGATCATCTATTTGGCAATGATATGGAGATTTACTAAACGGAGATACAATGGTATTGGCGAACTTTGGATATTGAGAAAACTGGCGATTAATACGACCTGTCCTATCCGTGTCTACAATAAGTTTCTCAGACCAAAATGAACCGGAAAATATTTCCATGTCCCGCCGTTTTCTAGCAACTAGTGGAGAAAAATAATCGCTAGACTTTTCTAGAAACTTCTTACAATCTTCTAAAATATCGTTTCCTTCCATAATGCCTCTTTTCAAATATTTATAAACTTATTGTCTTTCAGATAATCTGTACTATCTAAATAAGGTGTTCATCAACTGGTGTTGTCGTTCTTGCGATATTGGTACTATGTTCGATTCATCTTCATAGAATGTTAGTGCTAGTGCGTCCAGGCTGTCTGGAGAATGTCCAAGGATCTCTTTTATATGTTCCTTTGGAGTTAGTTGCTTCTTACCGCTGGAGTTTATAAAGTAAGACGTGCTTTTCAGCTCTAACAGCATCTCCTCATCATCAATATAGAAACCATCACGGATTGCTTTAACCATGTTGAAATACATCATTGCTCTAGCGTTCGCAGTGCTATCATTTCCTCTGGATCCGAAATTTATTTCCTTGATGAAGTCGTAATCAGCTTTCAGAAGATCATAGCAGCCACTGGAAAATCCACCAGTGCCATCAAAGTATGCATGATGAAAGTTGTATGTTCTATTTAATCTTCTAAATACTGATGCTGCAGCGTTTGAATCTGCTTTCTGTAATTTTTCTATAGCAACAACTTTATCTTCATTTCTAACTATGAATACCGTCGAGTCATTTCCAAAGCGAGCAAAGTCTACACCTAAATAATACTTCGTGTTACTTTTCTGAATTCTTGGACTTACAGGTATGTCTCTAAGATCTATTATGCAGTTTTCTATAGTTTCATCCAATATCTTACCAAGTATTTCTTGATCGTATTCAGAATCATTAGTTATAGCATTAAGCTGTAATTGTTTACTTTCATCAGATATGAATGTATTTTCTAGCATTGAACCTGTAAAAACATCCCATTCCCCATTCAGCATATGTTCTCTAACAACTCTATTCCATACTGAAAATTTCCTAGGAGTACTACAGAATCTTATCTGTGGAGTAAAGTTACCTCTCAGACATGGAGATACTACAGATAACAGATTGGCTGGCGCTAATGCTAATTCATCAAGAAACAACCAACTTATCTCTGTAAGTCCACGACAACTATCAATGTTTTCATAAGAATAGCCATAGCATATACCTTTTCCATACGAAATAGACATCTGCTGCTTATTATAATCTGGAATAACATTAAGTTCATTGAATCTGTTAAGAACTTCTTGAAATAAATTACAAGATAACGACTTATATGTCTGAGAAAATGATAGTACTCTATCACCTTGTATGACATGTAGGGTAATCATCCAAGACATGATGTAGGTCTTACCTGTAGATCTTCCTGAATAAATACCGGCTACACTTTTCTTAGAATCATATAGTTTCTTCTGTATAGGTAGTAACTGTACGTTCACATTCATATCATTCCTATATGTTGAATACTATACTTCTGTTATAGTTATGGTAAGTTTAGAATCTTCTGGATTGCTATTAGAAGTTGTTGCCTCAATCTGTGCTGAACGACTGATAGGTGCCCAGTTATCACGGAATCTTTTCTCAAGTATTGTCATGAATGTTTTACCACGATTGTCTCCATATTTAATATAGTTTGCTGTTAGATATACTTCAAGTTTGATGAACATATCTCTAACCATGCCGGCGAAGTATTCATTTACAGATTTACCAACTTCAGTTTGTGTATCAAACATACAGTTGACATTTCTGAATTTCTTTGGTAAGAATGGCTTGATATGTCTAAAAAACTGTCTTAGAATCCTGCTAGAATTACTAGGAATATTAACATCCTGCATACAGTCAATGATACTAGTGGAAGGTCCAAACTGATTACCAATCTTATTGGTATTTATCGTCAGCATAGCAATCCAAATTTTTGAAATAGAACATTCATTCTTCAATATATCAAAGGAATCTTCAAGACTAGACTGATCATAAAAATCTGGATCTTTATCCTTTATGTTATTTTCCAACCATTCTAGCGCTTGATATGCTTTAAATGTTCGTACTCCGACTTGCTTCTCAAGTCCTGGAACTAACATGTTATACTCCTCTAAAATTAGAAACTTTTCCCAATATTCATTTTCTGTTCTTCACGTTTATTCATTTCATCGAGAACTAGAAGAATACCATTTATCTTTTTATCAAGAATGACTAGAGCGTTAAATAGATCCTGAGAACTAACTGTTTGAGAATTGACTGTTACTTCATTTTTATTTTTAGATTCTTCAGTCTTTACAGTTTCAACTTTCTTAACTATTTTCTTTGCCATAATTTCTGCCTCATCCTGCGAAAATATTAAATTTATAGAGTACCGCAGTTATACTCTGTAATTATATATTAGATTCTATTCTGTCCATATTCTGTGTCCGTTCTCTAGATGCCAGTGAAGACCTTTAAGCTTACCTTTATTAGCATCAGACATTTTCTGCTTCGTCTCAGCAGATTTAGGCTTACCTTTCTTAGCGTCAGACATTTTTTGCCGTGACTCAGCAGATATATGCTTTCCTTTCTTAGCGTTAGACATTTTCCGTCTAGTCTCATCGGATTTAGGCTTGCCATACATGTAGCATTTTTCACCTTTATTCGCGTCAGATAGTTTCTTCTTAGTCTCTTCTGAGAGATGCTTACCTTCTCTATGAAGCCTCATATGTTCCCTCTGTTCTAAGAAGATTAAATCAGATGCAGGTCTCCCGTAATAGAGATTTTCAGTTATCAGTTGCTTTTTAGATTTATGTTCAGAAATTTCTCTACGATGATGTAAGTCGTAACGAAGTGGAGACTTTATAGCTGTATCGTAATTCTCAATATTCTTGTAGTCTGTGCAGTACTTTTCTAATGATTTGATATTTGCTATCATTTATGTCTCCTATAGTTAAAAATTAGTTTATATTCTAAATTTACAAAATTTTTATATAAATTACAAAAATAACCTACTATATTTCTATAATAGGTTACTTGCTATGGACTACATAAAAATCTAATAGCAATCGATTGGAGTCAGGTATATGAATGAACCTGTTATGCAGTCATTTTTTTGGAGGAGATAAACTTTTTACTTCATTGAATCTTTATCTACATCAGTATCTTTGTCTTCTTTGTCTTTGGTTTCTTCATAGTCAAACTCATCAGAAAGAGAGCCCTCGATTTCAGACATAGCAGCCTGTAAAGTCTTGACATCTTCCTCAGAAATCTTATACTTTGTAATTAGTCCATTAAGTAATTGTAATAATTTTTGCATTCTAATATCCTCTTTTTTCAAATTGTTGTATAAAATATATATAAAAAATTATTCTGTGTAGACGTGTTTTCCATTCTCAAGATGCCAGTGACGACCTTTCCAGGGGCTTGGCTTACCTCTAAAGTATCCTTCATGACCTTTACTCGAGATAGACAATTTCTGACGAGTCTCGGCGGATCGATTAGTATTATGAAGCCGTGTATGTTCTCCTTGTTCCAAGAATATTAGTTCCGCCGCAGGTCTATCGTAATAGAGATTATCAGCTATAAGATCGGACTTAGATTTATTCTCAGCAATCTCTCTACGATGGTGTAGGTCATATTTGAGTGGAGACTTCAGAGCTTCCTCATAGTTCTCGATGCTCTTGTAATCTTTACAGTACATTTCTAACGATCTGATATTTGCTATCATTTTTTCTCCTTTAAGTCCAATTATCTTCTATAGTTTTAGTATTTCCAGTTGCAAATTCTATATTCTGTGCATCTTGAGTTGACAACTGAGTTTCAGGTATACGATGCTGAGAATAGCTCATACCTTTGTTCCATACCGGATGCGATTTGTATCTTTCTTTCATTTTTAAACTTAGTAATTCGCGAGTCTTCTGAGTCTGAGGATGACTGCCTTCTTGAGATACTACGAAACCAGTTTCTAAGAATAGTCGTTTGTGTTTTTGAAAGTAACAGTTTGCTAACATACTTCCAACACCAAGAAATCTCCTGATGACATTCTTAGTTTCTGAGAAATTCAGTATTCTCTTCGAATCTGTGATATTTTTAATGATCATATCGGGAAATACGTCAATTCTATTAGATTTCAGTCTTTTTCTAGCAGTATCAGACATTTTCTTCCGTGATTCTCTACTCATCGTAGCACCTTTTCTGCTGCTTCCATAGATCGCACAATGCTCCTTCATAGACTTTGAGATTTTTTCTCTAGTTTCTTCAGAAAATTTTGTCATCGTTCTCCTTAATCTGTGTAGATCCTGCGACCGTTCTCTAGATGCCAGTGACGAC